AAATTCAAAATAACTATTGTACCCAAGGATACTTTAAAACAACTCAATAAACCAAAAAAATCTGTATTCTTCTGTTAATAGCCGGGTCGTCTTCGAACGGACGGTGATTGGCGGTGAAAATCTTCACGATACCCGCCGGTACGGATGCGATCCCGTATCGGACGTGTATGCTGCGTGGCTGTTCCCTGTCGACTATTGCGATCTGGGCCTCTCGGGGAGTATGTGCGAAACTCATATCGTCGAAAATTATGGATCTGTGCGAACTCGTCAACTGTTTGAGGTCGTCGACATGTGTTACAAATAAACACGGCATTGGAGCTAAATGGATTGCTCGGGTCGTTTTCCCTGTTCCAGGAGCGCCCAATATCACCAGGCTTCTCAAGCTTGCAGGTAGAAAGCATAAGCTCAGTTTCTGACATGTTATCTCCCCGCTCGCCTCGTTCGAGTAAAGTGTACTCGTGATCCTCTTTGTCTGTGTCCAGGCGTTCATCGCGTATTGGAAGGTTATTCTGTTCTTGCGACATTCTTCAAAATACTCTTCGAACCCTAGTCTGCGTGCTTTGTCAAATAAAGACTCTTCGGTTAACCCATACTCGAAATAATTGCCATCTTTCTTGATGTAATTAATTATTGCTGCAGGATTTTTGGCAGCTTGGATATTAGGGTGCCACTCATGAAAGTCGTATGCTGCCGGATCGGTTACGGACATTGGTTTGTTGTAGGACACTAGCGCATGCACATGTTCATTTCCGTCCTGATGCAATTCCTTGCAGATGATTGCCTTTGTTGCTGTTCCTCCTTTAAGGAACTCCCATAACTCATTGATGATTAGCCCATCACACTGGGGATAAGTGAGGAATATGCTCTTTGCTCGCATGCGGAATCGCGTCGTAGGCTGCCTGATCATACCCTCCCCCACACTGTGGGGGGGGGAGGGTATGATAAGGCTGTCGAGACGGAATAGGATAAATTGATTTGCCCACTAAACTCTTTTTAGTATGTGCCTTTGTGACCACAACCCCGAATATTAATATTACGGGGGTTGTGTGCCCATGGCAAGTCTTGTTCCTCTCTCAATTGCCGCAGGGAATTTAGCATATCATGCTGCTTACCCGTATGCATTACCCGCCGCGAAAGCTGTTGGGGGTTTAGGTGCTCTTTCATTAGCAGCTGCTGGTGTCAGGGGTATGCGATCTATGAAGCGTGCTCGCGATTCTCGCGGACGTTTCACTAAGCGCCGCCGGACAATGTCCCGATCTCCACCTCGCCGACAACGATCGGGGGGTGCTCGTACTGTTACCAAGTATCATGATGTCTCTACTTCACGGAATCGGACCCGTCGTCCTCGTGGCCGTAAATATCGTATGTTTAAGGCTGTTCAGAATGTTATTAATAAGTCAGCCGGGCTCAATGCCTATATTCAGACCCATTTTGGTCGAGCTACTGCAGCCGCTACTGCGCTCTCGAATGCATCAGGTTATGATGAGTTTCAGGTTGGTTGTTCCAACTCCACGTCGAATAGGTTTAACGACCTTTATCAATTACTGCTTTCCAAGCGTGATATATTTCCTTCAGGCGTTCAGCCGTCAGATAGAGTTCTGTCTAAGCTTTATCTCGAATCTATGGTGATGGATGTTCACATTACTAATGCGGATGTTGATGACGATTTATGGTTAGATATTTACCACTACATTTACCGAAAGGATTGTACTGATGATTCTAATATGGTTAGAACTATTGGCGATTCCTATGATTCCACTTTTGAAATGGATTCTACGATTACTTTTCTGCCCGCTATCGGTTATCCGGGAACTACACCTTATGATTATCCTCTTGTCGGATCTTATATGAAGATTATCAAGAAACAACGGATGCTTCTCCAGGCCGGCGCTAATACTGGATTTACTATCAAACGTAGGGTGAACAAGGTTCTCAATGCGGATATTCTTACCGACTTTAATGCAATGCGCGGGTTGACATACGGAATATTTATTAAGTTTCAGAATGCTGCTATTACAAATATAGCTACGAACACTTATGGTCCTAAAGCCTCTGTTATAGACACTTATGTGACTAATACTTATCATTATCGACAAATTCAAAATAACTATTGTACCCAAGGATACTTTAAAACAACTCAATAAACCAAAAAAATCTGTATTCTTCTGTTAATAGCCGGGTCGTCTTCGAACGGACGGTGATTGGCGGTGAAAAT